GAAGAGGCTATTGCGAATTATATAAAGATAGCGCGTGTTGAAAGCGATGACATCGATGTTCTCACTGATGTAGATAGTGCTGTTACTGCATTCACTGATGAGAGCGAGATCCTATTCCAGTTCCCCGGTCCTCTTGGCGCTGTTATAGGGCAATTTAAGCGTACAGACTTCGTGGCGTTTATGGCACCTATGAAGAGAGGAAAGTGCGTTACAGGAGATACGCAGGTATTACTTCAGGATGGAAGGGTGGAGAGGATAGACAATTTAGTTTCTTCTAAAGAGGGTAGAATTGTTTCAATCGACAGTGCTACTAAAATAGTCGGAGCTTCCATTTCTAATTTCTGGAGTAATGGGAAGAAACCCGTATACGAAATAGTAACCAGATCCGGCAGAAAAGTAAAAGCTACAAATAATCACCCCCTTCTCTCTTTTGAAAAAGGATGGGTCAGTATAGAGGGTGGCTTGGTCACTGGTGATTGTATAGCAGTCCCTCGAAATATACCTATATTCGGTAATAAACTAATGGACGAAGAGCACATTCGATTGATAGCCTATCTCATTGCCGATGGTGGACTAACCTCTACTTCCATTGTGTATACAAAAAAAGATATATTTATGAAAAACGATGTGATAAATATCGTTAAAGGGCTGGGAGATATCTGCACGAAAGTGGGGAAATATGGAATTCGTATAACGAAAAAATATAGTGGGCCGCAGAAAACGGAGACAGCGCTCCTACTGGGAAATTATGGGATACCCCGTGTTCTTTCCGGGGAGAAAAGAATACCATCTATAATTTTTCAACTCAAGAGGAATTTGATTTCTTTGTTTTTACGTACACTCTTTTCAGGTGATGGCTCTATCCATAAAGGCGGCGTTGACTATTCGAGTGCTAGTGAAGAAATGATAAATCAGATCAGTCATTTGCTTCTCCGTTTTGGTATTATTGGTCATATCCGTTCCAAGGTGGTAATGGGAAGTACCTATTGGGAGTATCAGATACGGGACTCCCACTATGTACGCAGGTTTTTAGACGAGATCGGATTCGTGGGAGAAAAGAAAAAGAGAGTAAACAGGATATATTCATATTTTGAGCAGAAAAAGAGTAAATCGTACCTTGATACTATCCCTGGGTCATATAGGAAGGTTTTGATTGAGAAGATGAAGAAGGCCCCCTACCATCCAATATATGATACTATATTAGAAGTGCCGAATGTTCCGTGGAACATATCCAGATCTTATCTTGAGCGGGCTAATGTATTATTAAAAGACCCAGAAATTGCCAGTCTCCTATCTTCCGATGTTATGTGGGATTCTATAGAGAGTATCACATTCTGTGGAGAGGAGCACACTTATGATATTACTGTGCCCACTTATCATAACTTCATAGCGAATGATATCTGTTTGCATAATAGTTCTTGGCTATGGGAATCAGCACAGCAGGCATTGTTCTCAGGGTGTAAGGTGCTTTTTATCTCGCTGGAAATGCCTAAGAATCAAATGCTACGTCGTATCTGGATGAGTCTCACTCGCAAACCAAAGTCAAGTCGTGTTGTGCGTATGCCCTCCTTCGTGGAGATGGATGAACTTCGGGATGGGAAACCGATGTGGAAAGTGGAGTATGAGGACGTAGGCGTAGAAGCGCTGGAACCTACTAATGGATTCTTTACTGAATGGAAAGCCAAATTTAGAAAGTATTTCCATAGGGGTGATATAAAACTCAAGTGCATCCCCGCTAAGACAGCGACTGTTCAGGACATAATGGTCCTTCTTAACAATCTGGAGTTCTATCAGAATTGGGTTCCTGATGTGGTGGTACTTGATTATGCAGACCTTTTAAGTTCTAGGGTGCAGGGGGAGGAGCGGCACCGTCTGGATGATATTTGGTCTAATTTGAGGCGTGTTGCACTCCAGAAGGAAGTATGCATTATCAGCGCTACCCAGTCAAATAGGGCTGGTATTCACGAGGATCTGGACATGGAGCATGCCGCAGAGGATATAAGGAAGGTAGCGCATGTTACCAAAATGATAGGAATAAATGCCACTAAAGACGAGAAGGCCAATGGGCTATTCAGGATAAACCAGATAGCGGAACGAGATGACGAGGCTGTGTTTGAGCAGGCATATGTAACGAGTTGCCTCTCTATTGGCTCTGTATTCCTTGATAGTAGATACCGTTCTGAGGTTTGGGTTGATAAGGGAAAAAGGGTAGAAGGGGCTTGACTTTGAGTAAATAATATATTATATTTACAGGGAGGAGATAGATAATGTCAAAGTATGATCCAATATTTGCCATTGGTGACAAGGTGTGTATAAAATGTCACTATGAAAGTCCACTAGGTCCTGTAGACATGAAGAAGAAGGATGTGATGCCGTTCCTCGTTCAAGACGTAATAGTTGATTCTTTGACTAAAGATCGGGTAGGAGAACCGGGGGGTTCCCATACGTACCGTGTTACACCTTTACCAACAGATAGGTATGATAGAGTTCACACTCTGTCTCTGTATCAATTTCAGCTCTGTTACTGGAAAGATGTTAAGGATGAGGTTATACTGGAGAATCTAAAATATATACAAAGACTTCGTGATATCTGATTCGTAAGGGCTTGACTTTCTCCACTTAATTCAGTATAGTAGAAGAATGGGGCAATAGGCGAGCGGTTAAGCCATCGGGTTTTCATCCCGAAGATCCTGGGTTCAAATCCCAGTTGCCCTTATAAGGAGTACTAATGAAAAATCAGGATGAACTATTCAAAAAGGAAAAGGATCGCGTCGATATGGAGATCGCTACCATAGCGGGGAAGCCTCTTGACCAACTTACTGAGGAGGAAAAGCAGAATGTGATTACTCAGTGGGTCATGCTGCGGAACGCCCCCCCAAGGAAGGACACCGTTCCCTATCGCGTGATGAACGTGCTGGTTTACGTTACCGGATTCCTTTTCTTCTTGTGCCTCGCCGCTGTATCCATTAAGTGGCTCTTTACTATCCTGGGAGTTATATGATGAGGAAAGCGGAGGACGACGAACTGTTCTCATTACTCAAGCCACAAGTGGCTGTATACCGAGATAAGAATACCGTATTCTTTTACGATGAGCTTAATCCTGAATCAATCTACACATTAGAGAAGCACATGCGCGATATCTACGAGTCTTCCCGTGTAGATCATATCGATTTGGTCATTGATTCAGGTGGCGGATCTCCGTGTGCCGTTTACGACTTTCTGAAGGCGTTCCCTATTCCAGTTCATGGATATGTGAAAGGATACTGTTGTTCCGGTGCTACTACTATTCTGTTGGGATGTACCAAGCGTTACATGGCCCCCTCCTCCTTGTTACTTATTCATAGTTACCAGGGGCCGGGGGATGATTGGGAACGAGAGGGCTCTATCCGGGACAACTACAACAATATCATGCGAATGAACGCGACCCTGAAGAGCATCTACCATAAAGAAACGAGGATTCCGATTAAACAGCTGGACGCCCTCCTGAGTGACAGGGAGCGCTATTTAACTGCGAGCGAATGTATGAAATGGAAGATCATACATGGAATCGCTTCCTACGTGGGGGTATAATGGATATTGAAATAAGTACTTTAGGGCCAGATCCACTATACACAGTAATGAGTGCTAATCTCACTACTATAGGCAAAGAGGTTGATTTCAACAAGTACTCAGCGCTTACTGAAGTGAAAAAGCAAGCGAAATGGTATGAATTGCTGGAGGCAGAACACTCTACTTTGGCGTTCGCTCCCTTCATAGTACGTGGGGAATTCCGCTCGGATGCCATGCATCAATTGGCACGGAGCACCAAGGGGCTGCCCCGCTTTGCCATCCAATCCCATAGGCCGGATTGGACAGGAAAAGACCGCCCCCCTTCTGACTCATTACGCAGTGTGATGATGATGTGGAATCCCCTTTCCTGGATGGCCATGTGTAGGGAACGTCTATGCGGTCTAGCCATGAAGGAAACAAGGATTACCGTAGATAATATATGTTGTGCTATGGTGCGCCATTCCGATCCTCTTTTCTATGCGCTAGGTAATGTCTCAATACCTATGTGCCATTATAGAATGAGATGCCCTTACGGAAAGAAATCCTGTGGACGGTGGGAGCGTGAAAATGAGTAATCAGCGAATCGTGGCTGTATCTGGCGGGTTCGATCCTCTCCATGTGGGTCATATTCGCTATTTCCTTGCAGCGAAACAAATTGCACCAATCCTCGTAGTCATACTCAACGGTGATTCTTTCCTCATGCGTAAGAAGGGATACGCTTTTATGCCTCTGGAAGAGCGAATTGAGATCATTCAGAACATCAAGTGCGTAGATGTAGTCTGGCCCTTCGAGAGCGAATCTGATAATGTAGCGGACGCGATACGTGCCATCAAGCCTGATTACTTTGCCAAGGCTGGGGATAGGAACCTGGGTAATATCCCGCTCGATGAGATTTTGGCATGCCGAGAAGTGGGGTGTGAGATCAGGGATGGGCTTGACTCCAGTTACACAAAGCATAGTTCTCTGCTTGTAAAAGAGGCCGCAGAGCGGGCAGCGTGGGGAGTATACAAATGATTATAGGATTGTGCGGGTATTCCAGATCGGGAAAAGATACCGCCGCTGATGTGCTAGTTGACAACTTTGGATTTAAGAAGTATCATTTAGCACAGACAATGAAGGATTGCCTGGGGCTTATCTTTGGGTGGGATGCTGATTACATCGAGAATCATAAGGAAGAGATCGACCCTACATTTGGAATATCCCCGAGGCAGGTGCTTCGTGCTTTCGGTACCGAGTTTGCACAGCAGACTCTCTGTAATATGTTCCCGCAATTCAACGAGAAGGTTGGTAGGAAGCTCTGGATATATTCACTTCTTGCTCAGATCCCTCTCGACCAGGATTCAGTGATAGCTGATGTGCGATTCCTTCATGAAGCGGAGGAGATCAAGAACGCTGGCGGAATTATTGTCCGAGTAGGTCGTCCTGGGTATCCTGTGGATCTTTCCCATGGAAGTGAAAGGGAAATAGCCGATATTAAGTGGGATCATCTTATTACGAATAGTGGTGATCTACAGGAGTATAAGTCTCTTGTATTTGAATGGGCTACTTGGAATCTGATAAAGGGTTTATAAATGACGTGTAAGTTCTGTGGATATGTAGTGGATAAGTTCGAGACGCTTAGTTCCACCACATACCAATGTTTTCGATGCGGATACATCCATAAACTAGATTACAGTAATGGAATTGCCACTGTATTTGAGCAGAAGGGAAAACTGTCCAATAGGTTTACTGGCCGTAAACGTCGCAAATATCTTTTACATAGTGGGAAGTAATCTTGCTCTTTGACGGGGAATCCTTCTTCCGAAACTTCAATATCCCATATAATACGCGATCCAAGAATGCAAGTAGGGGCTGGTATTCGCTACGGTGCCCATTCCATAATGATGGTGCAGACCATATGGGATTCAACCCCTCTTCGGGGGCTTTATCATGTTGGCGCTGTGGGAAGAAGGGTCCGATTGATTTCATAAAAGCTATCCTTGGTGTATCCCGTTCCGAAGCCTCGGTACTTTACGGTAAGTACCTAGTAAATGGAACACGGGGCGGTTCCTTTGCTAAGGGTAAGGAAGCAGGTGCGACTAGCATAGAATTGCCTGATAATTCATTCACACACGCAGAACTGATGTACATGAAGCGGCGCGGCATAACGAAAGAACATAGGGAGAAATTTGATATCCGCTCAGGAGGCTGGTATTCAGATCCATGGGCATACCGCATCGTGCTCCCTATCAAGGTTAATGGAACCATCGTATCCGCTACTGGCAGGGCCATCAGTAGATTTGCGGAGCCTAAGTACTGGACACTACCCCTAGAGAAGGAAGTTATCCATCACAAGCATACATTTTTTAACATAGATACCGTGAACGAACTTGCTATTGTTGTGGAGGGACCACTCGATGCCCTCAAGGGGGGAGATGGCTTTATTGCTTCCTTTGGCGTGAATCTCACTGACGAACAGATGTGTCAGTTGCTCCAGTTCCCCTCTGTTCTCTTTTTACAGGACAGTGATGAGGCGGGAGACAAGTTCAAAGAGCAAGCGTATAGACTTTCTTCCCTTGGGCATGGTAATGTGGAACTAGGTCATCTCCCTGAGAACTTCAAAGATGTGGGTGAAATGGGAGAAAATGATATCGCTGATTTAAGAAGGGAGTTAGGACTTGGATCAAACACGGGAGCCTAGTGATTCAGAGAGTTCATGCCCAGAGCATCTGTGCATAACTCGAATATGGAAAAAGGGCGTGAAGGAGGCCACTTTGTACTTTACACGAGAGGCAGAAGAAGACACACAGCGGGATAAGCAAACAAAGAACATTGATGATGAGCTTGAATTTGAAGAAATGATGGAGGAAACGAGTGACGACTTCGGAGAAGACTAAAGTACTGGTGCTGTCCGATGCGCCCAGCGGATCTACAGGATTCAGTAGGGTATCGAGGAACATCCTAAAAGATCTACATGCAACTGGACTCTACGATATAACGGTCATCGGCATCAGTTATGACGGCGCTGGTTATGATAGGGAGAAATACCCATACCTAATTATTCCGGCCACCTCGGGACTCAATCCTCGCTATAATGATCTGTATGGAAGGCAGCGTTGTCTAGACGAGCTTTCTACTGGACAGTTCAAGATCTTCTTTACCATTCAGGATATGGCAGTCATCAAGGACATGGTGAAACCCCTCACCGAGATGAAGAAGAAGTTCAAGTTCAAGACTGTTATGTATATTCCAGTGGATTCCAATTTGGATACGAAACCGGAATGGGTGACTGAGGTACTTCCTGTCATTGATTACCCTGTAGCGTACACTGAGTTCGCTAAGAAAGAGATTCAGAAGTTCACGAATAGGGGAGACATTCGCGTGTGTCTCCACGGTGTAGAGTCCGAGGAATTCAAACCAGTGGATATTGATAAGAAAAAGGTGCTCAATGACTTTTTCTTTCTCTCTAAGCCCTTTGCTGATGATGCAAGTGTGGATAAGCGCCTCATCCTCATCAATGTGAATAGGAATCAGATCCGCAAAGATTATCTCCGTACCTTTCAGATTGTAAAAGCGTACAAGGATGAGTATCCCGAAGATAATATTCTCCTCCTCGCTGTAGCTCAGATTAAGGATCAGGGTGGAGATCTTCAGGCTATTGCAAAGCAGTGCGGCCTAGAGTACGGTGTGGATTGGACTACCCCCAAGGATTACCAAGTAGGTATCACAATCCCCACGAATATGCTAAACCTCTGGTATAACTGTGCTGATTATGTGTTCAGTACTACGCTGGGTGAGGGATTTGGTCTATCTTCTATAGAGGGGATGGCCGCAGGAATTCCAGTCATCTTCCCGAAGAACACAGCCCTTATCGAGATACTCGGAAAGGATGAGGAGCGCGGACTTCTCATGGACTGTGGTGTCTCCACTGAGGATTTCATCACTATGGGAGCATATGATTCTTCCCTTGTGCGCCCCAGGACTTCGATACAGAGTGCACTTAACACAATAGATCATGCAGAATCTATGAAAGAAGAGACCGGAGATCGGAGGAGCGCTGCTCTGGAATGGGCGCGAGAACATGATTGGTGTATCACGGATGAGTTCTGGATTGATCTATTTGCGGAGGTAGCATCACGGTAGGAAGAAGAGTCTCAATGACAGAAATGATTAACGAAGTGTATGAGCGGGGCGACTTCCCGCTGTACGCAGTCGAGGGCGTACTGTCAATGTATATCACTATCCTCAATGAGCACATGCGAGCGGGAGATTCCTTTACCATACGTGGAATAGGAACGTGGAGGGGGCGATATACGAAGCGTCCTGGCCAGAGGGGAATCGGATTCTCCCGCATAGTGCATGACTACATACCATCGCAAAGATCGGCACAGAAGATGACAAACAACGGAATCAACAAGGAGACTATTGAGTGAAGACTGTTATTTTTTTCTCAAGCCCCACATGCCATAAATGCTCGGATGTAAAAAAGTATTGGAACGATCTGGTAGTAAACAATACCAGTTTCAATTTTGCATATGAGGACACTAGCCTCAGTCTGGATCTGGCGCGAAAATACAACGTAATGATGCTTCCTACGATACTCATCACAGAAGAGGACAAGGAAGTGGCACGTGTGTCAGGCTATGTGAGCAGGAAGATCATTCAGGAATTCCTGTATAAATGGATGAACAAGGAATGAAGATAGACAGAAAAGAACTTCTTGTCCTACTCCGCGTGGTAAAACCAGGGATAGACAAAAATGCAGTGAACATTAGTGGAATGGATTGTTTCATCTTTCTGGATGGACGAATTCATGCACACGATGATGCTGTGTCTATCTCCGTTAAATCACCGCTGGAGGGGCACTTCGCTGTATCTGCACTTGAGTTCTACACGATCCTTTCCCGCTTTAAGGGCGATGACCTAGAGATAATTGAAATAGAGAACGGGCTCTCTCTTAAGTGTGGAAGAGCCAAGGCTTCTGTTACTTTCAGAAAGGATGATGTATCCAGTAGAATCAAGGCCATCACCCCCGAAGAGGCCCAATGGAAGATAATAAGCACCCCCAATCTTGACGAGATCCTTAAACTGACGCTTGTTAAGGGTGGCATGCAGAGTATCATGGATAAGATCGGTGGAATTTGTATCCAGGACGATTGGGTCGTATCCAGTGACAATTCCTCTGTCGCCAGATACAAGATAGGTGAGATGCTGGATAAGATGTGGCTGAGTCCTCGCGCGGTAGGTATCATATCTAATATCGAAGGAATCTCCCAGTATTGCATTATCAACTCTTGGGTGCATTTCCGAGCGGGGGATGTCGAAGTCTCATGTAGGAAGCTGGTAGATGATCGTTACCCATTCCTACAGTACAAGGGGATCATTTCTTCTGTGGAGAAGACTATGACAAGTGGAACATTCACTAAAGAATTCGTCGATGTAATAGATCGTGCTTCCATCTTTGCAAAGGACAAGGAGGGGGACTCAGTACTCTGCTTGACTTTTGGCGAAAATAGTATTATAGTTACTTCAGATAGCGGTGCCGGTAGCTTTGAGGAAATGGTGGAGGGGGTTATCCTCTGCGAAACCCCTACTAAAATATGCCTGAGTACTCGGAGGTTGAAAAATGCCCTAAGCAAGTGGGACTCTGTTGATTTCAATGTTGGAGTTATGAATAAGAATCCGGTGCTCATTTTGACCAAAGATGGGTACACCGAAATCATCATGTTGTATAAGGAGTAATTTATGGGTTTATTGATTATTTTTGCTGTATTGCTTATAGTGGGGATTGTCCTCGGAGTGCGAAGCCAAGGAGACAGTACTTGGGCTATGATTATTTCTGTATTAGGGGGTTTGTCTCTCATAGTAGCTCTCCTTGCTTTGGCTTGTATTCAGCTGGACTATAATCGCATGGTGAGGGAATACGAACAGGACGTGGTTCAGATAGGACTGACGTATAATACAGACACCCTAACCGGAGAGGAACGCGCTCAGGCGATAGCACTTGCTGTAAAGGATAATGCTATAATTCTGAGCAATAAAGATGGAAGAAAGAATCTCTTGGTTGGCATTTTCTTTTCGGAGAAAGTAGCAGAGCTTCCCTTGTTCGATCTTACGAAGATAAGTCAAGCACGTTCTGTAATAAGCATCGATAAGGAATAAGATGAGTAATCCTATGTTCTCTATCGGAGAAGCTGTGGTCTGTATAGATGCATCAGATATCCCTCCTCGATGGGTACCGTTGTATACGGGATGCGTCTATACGATTAGATCAATAGAAGCAACTCCAACAGAGAACGGGACCGTGAATCACAATATACATAAGCATGCGAATTACCTAGTTCGTCTCGTTGGTGTGCAAAATGCGATAGATTTCATTCACGGTAGAGAACTGGGATATACTGAAACTCGGTTTGAAAAGATAAGTGAAGGTGCTCTGCGAAAACTCCAGTCAGTGGGGGTAGAGACAAAAGTTACTGAGGAGATGGTTGCTTAATGCCTGGATTTTTTGACATAGACACTTTGCCCACAGCGAGTATGGACGGTAAATCGGATCTCACTCCAAAGATTTACGATTGCAAGCGCTGTGGGCTATTCGCTGAATGCTCTACCCCTAAATTCCCCCATTCAGGCAGGGGGAAGAAGCGAATCCTCATTGTAGGCCCCCCAGTGGGAAGGGTGGAAGACACAGCAGGCATCGTCCAGAAAGGCACGTCGTATCGATATCTGGCCAGTAATCTCAAGCAAGTGGGAATCGATCTGGAAGAAGATTGTTGGTACACGCATGCCATCAAGTGCTATACCAAGGATAAACTTGGTTTGACCACACAGTCCGCATGCCATCGTATGCTCATGAGGGAGATTGACGAATTAGACCCAATTGTCATAGTCCCAACTGCACCGGAGGCATGGGATGTTCTCCTCTACGAGCGCTTGGTCGGTAGGGCATCCTATAACAGCTATGGGGACTGGTGCGGAGAACTTATCCCCGATCAGGTGCTCTTGCGCTGGGTGGCCCCCATTTACTCGGCATCCTTCGTGGATAGCCGAAATGACAAGCAATACAACCCCTATATCCTATTCTGGCACAGGCAGATGGAGAATATGCTTATCCCCACTGCCAGACCCAAGAAAATAGATACAAACACGCATATATGTAAAACTGTAGGAGATGCGATCAGTGCCATCACGAAAGCATTGTCTTGGTCATCCTTTGCCTTCGACTATGAAACCACAGGGATCAAGCCTTTCGCTGAAGGACACAGGATTGCGTATGTTTCCATCTCTGATGGAGAGATTGCATATTCTTTCCCTAACTTCAAAGATGCCTCGTTCCAGACGGCATTGAAATCCCTTCTGACTAACGATGCCGTAAAGATTGCGCATAACGCCAATTTCGAGCGCTCTTGGACTCAGCAGATCCTTGGATATGAAGTAGTCAACTTGACACAGGATACTATGCTCATTCAGCACAGCTTGAATAACAGAAAACCTACTGGTCTGAAATTCCTCACGTATGCTCGATACGGATACTTAGGTTACGATGCTGATGCTGATGAATATCTACGTGCTTCTACTGAAGATGAACGTACCTATGGAACGAACGCTTTCAATCGTGTATTCGACGCGCCAGTTTCCAAGATCCTTGAATACAATGCGCTTGATAGCTTATTTACAGCGTGGCTATTCAATGACCTGTACCGAGAACTAGATAGGGAACATCAACTCCCTGGATATAAGTTCTTCATGGAAGTATCCCTTGCTCTTTATCACGCACATAGAGAGGGATTCCTAATTGACATGGAGCTACTGGAGAAGACGGGAGAAGAAATAGAAAAAGCTATTCGTCCCTATGTAGATCAGGTGATGAGTGACCCTCTCATCGTTCAAAAGTGGTCGAGTTCACATCATTTCAATCCGCGCTCTGATTATGATATCCGCACGTTACTATTTGGAATATTGAAACTGGAGCCGAAGGAGTTCACGGATAAGGGACAGCCCTCCGTCGATGCGGAATCTCTCGTGCTCTATCAGAATACGATACCGATCATCACTCCCATTTTTCAGATTAAGCGCTTGAGTAAATTGAATGGGACGTATATCAGACAAATACGTGCAGAACAGAATGACGGGGTGCTTAGAAGTTTTTACAATCTTAATGGGGTGGTAACATATCGAAGTTCATCTTCGGCACCAAACAGCCAGAATCAACCCAAACGGGATAAGGAGAGTCGAAGAATTATTCGATCTCTCTATAGGCCAAGAAGGGGACATAGGCTTATTGAATATGACTTCAAAGCGATGGAAGTATCAGTAGCCGCTGCTGTAACAGGGGACGCTAATCTCATAAAGTATGTAACAGACCCCTCAACAGACATGCACCGTGATCTTGCTAAGGGTTTATTCATGGTGGATGAAGTCAGTAAGAACCTGAGAGGTACCGCGACTAAGGGCCCCTGGACATTCGCTCAGTTATGGATCATGGTATAAGCAATGTGCGGCGGGGGTGTGGCTGGAAATAGATATCCCAAATGCAGTGGATGTGTATGGATTCGATGTTATAAAGCATCTACGGAAATGTGGAGTTAGAACGTATGAACAATGGGAGAAGCATTGTGCCGAACAAGAATATATTCTGTGGAATGAATTCTTCCCTGGATATAAGCGATGGCGTGATGACACGTTTGAGTTGTTCAAGGAGCAGGGATACATAGATTATGCAAACGGATTCAGGTACTATGGACCGGCAACTAGAAATGAAGTGCTCAATGGCCCGGTTCAGGGTCCAGCTTATGGAATACAAGCGTGGGCTTTCAAGGAGATGGACAAGTATCTTCGGAAGTATGACTACGACACGAAGCTCATCGGGCAGATACACGACTCGATATTAACGGATACTCTTCCAGCAGAGGAAGGGATGGTAGATAAGCTGATGCATTCATTCGCAACGGAGGAGGTTCGCAAGCATTGGGATTGGATTACTGTTCCGCTTGTCATGGAGAAGGATTGTACAGGTGTAGATGGATCTTGGGCCAACATGGAAAGCACCGGAGTGCTTAGAGGATAATATGATAAAGAAGACGAAGAACGGATTTATGGTTAAATGTGATTCTTGCGGATATGAAGAAGTGGTGGACACGCACGATGATATGTTCGTGTTCAAGGAGATGCTGAAGGAGTCGGGTTGGATCAGCAAGCATAGGTACAAAAATATCTGTGCCGATTGCGGGGGTACACGGTAAAATGAAAAAGTGTGGGAATTGTATTCATTCCATAAGAACGATGCGGATTGTACGGACTCCCTTCGACAGCGAATATGATGCATTTGGTATTCCTAGTTCAGTTGTGCAATGTAAAAAAGTTCAATGGCGATGTTTACGTGTTCCTGGAAAAACAAAGGATGTGGAGGAATCGCATCTCTGTGATTGCCATATGATGGACTCATTACAGGAGTTTCTTGAACCGGATGTGGATAAGGTAATAAGTAAGAAGGGAGCATCATGAGTCTATACACTAAGCACAGGCCAAAAACAAATGAGGGAATGAAGGGGAACTTCTCTGCCATTGAGAAGAAACTGGAACTTCCTGACCATAATCATGTGTTCCTATTCACTGGTCCCAGCGGATGTGGCAAAACGAGCGAGTCGTTTATCGTTGCTTCTCTCGTGGGAGCAGAAGATGGGGATGTTGTATATATAAATGCTGCCGATTCAACTGGTATTGACGACATGCGCTCTCTCCTGCGTGATCTTATGCTCAGTCCAACAGGGAAGGCGCGAGTCTACATCATAGATGAATTCCACAAGGTATCAGTCCCTGCTCAGAGTACATTGCTGATTCCACTGGAAGATACCCCGGATCATGTATATTTTATTCTCTGTTCTTCTGAGCCGAAACACATTATAAAGGCGATAAGGACCAGGGCGTCTACCTTCGATTTCCCCCCCTTGACAGCGAGTCAGCTTTACAGTATACTCCGTGATATCAACAAGGCAGAGGGGTTTTCCCTGGATAAAGGGCTCCTTATGAGTATTGCTGAGAAGGCGGAAGGATCTGCCCGGACAGCAATAAACATCCTGGAAGATGTGTCGGGACTGTCCCCCTCCGAACAGGAGGAGGCCGTCGAGAAGTTGAGTGGTGGTATAGACGATGCAGAGACTATTGATTTGTGTCGTCAGCTCTACGCACGTAACTCCTGGAGTGAGTTGCGAAAGACACTGAGTAGCCTGAAAGAGAATGGCAAGGAACCGGAATCAATCCGTCGTGCATTGCTTGGATATGGACAGTCCATGTTGCTGAGTGGAGGAGCCGGAGATGATTCTGTTGCTGGAATTATGGGATACTTAGTTAATACTGTATATGATTCTGGATTTCCAGGATTAACTCTAGCCTGCTATACAGCTTGGGCTAAGAATATAAGGGGGTTTTAGATGGTACTTAAGAGTGTTGGGCCTTTCGTAGAGATCGGCACGTACAGCAAGAAGATGCCAGGGTGGGCTGGATGGATCAATACCAAGAAGGGATTGCATTTCGTAGACAAGGAAGGAGAGATTTTCTTTTTTGGCCTGACTCCCGTTGCTAAGGTAGAGGAGACAAAGTAGCATGCAGAATATAGACGATTTAGTTGCTCTGGATCGATATGCCTTGGACATCGAGGCAGAGAAGTCTGCGGCAAGTCTCCAGACCTATGGACAGATGCATGCTCAGGCGCGGGCTGATAAGGACACAGCAGAAGCTGAAATGAAGAGGGTATCTGCTGAAGTAGAATTGGAAGTAAGGAAGACTGACCCACACGAATTCGGATTGGACAAGTTCACGGAGAGTTCCATAGCCGCAGTGGTTGGTGCTAGTAGGGAGGTTGATGATGTCGTAAAGAAATTAGTGGAAGCTAAAAAGAAAGTGTATGAGTTGGAGGCCGCTGTATCGGCGCTGAATGACAAGAGTTCGCAAATCAAGAATCTCGTGTCGCTGTGGATTGGCGGCTATTTCGCAGAACCCACAAAGAAAACTGGTAAATATTAAGGAGGCCATATGGCAAAAGGAAACAAGTACGACGGTGGTAACAGTGGGCAGGGCGGTGATTTCGCTCTCCTAGATGTAAAAAGCATTGACATGAAGACGATTCGCTACACGGAAGACGGTACGTTCGCTCTCGACATCATGCCCTATAAGATCAAAAGCAAGAATCATCCTCGCGTAGCACGGGGAGAGAGCGATGTGGGGGATGAGGAGTTCATCCTGGTGTTGGATGTTCACCGCAACATTGGACCGAAGCACAGCAACATCATCTGTCCTGAGAACTTCAATAAGTCGTGTCCTATCTGCAATCATCTTGCGGATGTGAATAACGAGTTCGGTTGGAAGTCGAAAGAGGGGCAGGACGCTTACAAGAAGTGTGGCAAGTCCACTAAGGCGTTCTATTACGCTGTCGATCCTGATTCCAAGGACAAGAAGATCCAGCTCTTCGAGACTTCGTGGAAGAACTTCCAGAAGGAACTGGATGAGGAAGCACGGTCTGAAGGAAAGAGGAAAGGGATCACTATTGTTCCCTTCGCCGATTTCCCGAACGGAAGTACTGTGGAATTCCGTGTCACGATGGAAACCTTTGGTGCCGGTTCCAAGCCGTTCCCCAAGTTCAAGGCGTTCAAGTTCATTCCTCGCAAAGGAAACGAGTATCCTACTGATCTTCTCGACGATCTTCCCGGCCTTGAGGAACTGATGATCCTTAAATCGGAGGACGAGATCGAAGCCCTCATTAACGGTGCTGATGATGATGGGGATCAGGAAGATGAGGCCCCTCGTGGTCGGAGCAGGGAAGTGGAGGAAGAGCCAGTCCGTGCTCGCCGTGGTGCTGATAGGGAAGAAGAAGCCCCTGCCGAAGAGGAGGAGGCGGCTCCTACCAAGTGCCCGGTGAAGGGTGGTACGTTCGGAGTGGACATTGATGATCTGACTGAGTGCGACAGCTGTTCTCTAAGGAGTGCCTGTAGTGCCGAATACAAAGCCAAGCGTAGGAGAGGCGCTTAGTTTAGACGAGATTGAATATGAAGAGTGGCTGTCCCCCGAGGACGCCACTTTTTATATTCGGTTGGAACTAAACATGGTGCTTAGTAAAAAGAAAGTAATACAGATTGCCAAGCGGTTTAATTGCATAAGCGGGAAAGACGAGGACATACGGATACAGCGCGGCCCAATAGTGGAGGTATGCCGGAAGATTTACTTCCCAGATATACCAAAGGGCTGGAAGTACGTGGGGCTCCTGGTAGACACATACGGGATATGCAGAGATACTGCTACCCAGTGGATAAAAGACAATAAGATTGCAGCCCAGAAATTCAATATAGGGCTGGAGGAGATATGGTTTGCCTCGGAAAAAGAGTTCAGACAATGCGTCATTAGACAGCGAAACAGAAAGCACGAGCCAGGTAGAATCCTCGACAGGAGGATCGTCAGGAAAGGGCGGCGACAGCGGAAAAGAAATCTGGTTGCCAACCGGATCGACTCTTCTCGACCTCGTGGTGGGAGCAGGAAGAGGGATGGGGCATGAAGCTGGTCAACTCATCAATCTCGTCTCAGAGTCGCAAGGTGGTAAGACGGCGCTCTGTAACGAAACGATAGCCAATGCACATCACAGGTTTAAGGACAAGTTCAAATGGGTGTATGATGCTACGTGTGAAGGTGGTAACACTTTTGATTCCCAGACACTCTATGGAATGGACATCATCCCCAAGAAGGCCGCTACGAAATCTCGCACAATCCAAGAGGCATTTGGAAATATTGTAGAGTTTCTGAATAGTCTTGAAAAAGACGAATTCGGGATCTATGTACTGGACTCTATTGATGCCGTTACATCTGACGAGATAGAGGATATCTCTGAAGATCGGCTGGATGCTTTCAGGAAGGGAAAGGGATATGACAAAGGATCATACCAGGGACAGAAGCCCAAGTTCCTTTCCAGCGAGTTCTTACCAAAGATATCGTCTATGGCTGAGAAGAAAAACTGTCTAGTGATTATCGTATCGCAACTCCGTGATAATGTGAATGCAGGGTTATATGCATCAAAGGACAGGATCTCAAACGGTAGGGCGTTACTATTCTATTGCAGTTCTCGTATATGGTTGAAAACCAAGGCTGATATAGAACGTGCAGGGAGGCCAATCGGAGTTGTTGTCCATGCTGATACCCGCAAGGCGCGAGGACCAAAGCCGTACCGAAGTTGCATGTACATATTCTACTACGAGTACGGGATCGATGATATCGGTGGGAACATAGACTTCCTGTATGATCTGCGGACTCCAGAGCGGGGTGAACTTTCCAAGACTGCGGCTAAGAGCATAGAGTGGGATGGAGTTACCTACGACAGGGCTGATCTTATTGGATTTATAGAAGCCAATGGGTTAGAAGAAGAGTTACGAAAGAGGACGATAGACAAATGGAACAAGCTCGAAGAAGAGGCCAGTAAAGAGACATCTTCGAGAAAGAAGAGGTTCTAATGATACATATTATAACTCCATTTTCTAGGAAACAAAATATAGATTTTTATATGAATCTATATGCAAATCCTTTGGTGATATGGCATCCTATTTACATTGGTGATTCCCCCTTTGCACGGGGGGGGAACGTAGACCCTCTCTGTGTGGAAGATCCTCCATCTGGAGTAGACATTTGCTATTGGAAGATCAATAAGTACATAGAAAGGGGAAGAATCATAGATGAGGATCTTTACCTTTTCATAAATGATGATGACAGTATAGAACTGCCTTTCTATGAGAAAGTGAACGTATTACAGGGGGAGTGCTTCTTCATTGGAATGAAGAGAGGTATGCACCAGCCCCTGAATGGGCATCCAATCTCTACACTTATTCCGTTTAGTGGAGTAAGTCCTGGTCAAATTGGGCTGGAGCAACTTGTAGTAAGAGGATCTTTGCTAAAAACCATAAGGTTCAGGGAGGACAATGAGATGGCGGATGGTATTATGGCAGTGGACTTACAAAAGATGAGCAAAGTTCTACTTGTAACCGACCTCTTCGTTTTGTTTAATTATCTTGAGCCGGGGAGATGGGATAAATGATAACACTCTGTGTGCCAACACTATCTCAATACGAGAACCTTAATAAATGTATAGAATCTGCCTTTAGCGGAAATATACCTGTAGATAAGGTCCTCATCATTGATAATGGGGGTAGATACTATCATAATGATCCCCGTGTCACCATATTGAAGCAGTCGTTCAATCTCGGGGTTGCGGCTTCATGGAATCTTTTAGTGAATAAAAGTGAGGAGCATCGTATCATATCAAATGATGATGTGATATTTATGTCAGACACAATTCAAAAAATGGTAGAAGCTCTTGAACAGGGTAATGAATTCGTATGGGCCATTCGAGGAATAAACGGATTTTCGTGTTTTGCCATAAAGAATTCTTTATACGAGACGGTGGGGCCTTTCGATGAAGAAATTTCCCCTAGATATGCCTATTTTGAGGACAATGATTACCATTACCGTATGAAACTAGAAGGAAAAGATGCTTTTGACTCAGGAGCGGAGGCTATTCATATTGGGAGCGCTACCCTAAAAGCAATGGATTCCGAGCAAACGCAACAACACCGTATTAAATTTGAGACAGCACAGCAGAACTATATAAAGAAGTGGGGAGGGGTTCCAGGGAAGGAGGCTTTTACGACTCCTTTCAATCAGTAGATTCGGGAGGATGCTATGGGAAGAAATATAATTGAAGATGAAAGAGGAACCATTTTCCTTGATTATGATGGGACCTGTATAGTGGAAAATTATGATCCAAATATAATCCCGGATGTATTTATTCCCGCAGCTCTCGAATGGATCAAGGATAAATACATTGAAGGATATCGCATTATTTTAGTCACTTCCAGAAGGAAAGAGCACTGTAAAAACATCGGACTTATGTTCGGTAAGCACGGAATTCAGTTGACAGGGATGATTTATGGGCTAGGAAATGGCCCAAGGCTCCTGGTTAATGACCATGAGTTCGGAAAGAAAAGCACTTCTATTGCCATAAATCCAATAAAGGATGCATGGATTTGTGAGATGTAAACTCCTATAGTTCCTACTTGACTTCTTCTTAAAAAATCAGTATATTCAGCAAAAGGGAGATATCTAATGAGAAATTTGGCTACGATTCAGACGATCAAGAGTGTCGATCCAATCCCACAGAAAGACAAGATAGGTCTTGCCTCCTTCACAGGGACGGGATGGCGGGTTATCGTGGGCGTGGACATGAAGCCCGGTGACAAGGTAGTGTACTGCGAACCAGATACAATCCTGCCCCAGAAGCCCGGGTTCGAGTTCCTCCGTAAACGATGCTACAGTGAGCGGTGGAATGGTTTCCGTATCAAAAGAATGTCCATGGGTGGTGTGCTCAGTGAAGGAATTGCCTTCCCTCTCAAGGAAGTATCTGGGGTATCTGAGAAGTTCAAAGATGGGCAGGATGTCACCACCATCGTTGGTGCCATCAAGTACGATCCCGAGTTGTTGGAGGAGCAGAACAACACCAGCAAAAAATACTCCAAGTTCATGCAGTTCCTTTTCCGTATCCCGTTCCTCAAGAAGATCCTGCTCCCACGCACTAAAGGAAGCTGGCCGAAGTTCGTAAGCAAGACGGACGAAACAAGGATTCAGACACTCCAGTATGTATTTGACTCCTGGCAGAACGAACCTGTTTACATTACGGAGAAGATCGATGGCCAGAGCGCTACGTTCGCTCTCAAGGACAATGATTTCTACATCTGTTCCCGCAACGTGTGCTTGTCTAAAGCCAAAATCCGCAAGGCATCTGTGTACAAGAATCAGATGAATAAATACTTTGAAACCGCCAAAAAGTACGATATCGCCAAGAAGCTCAAGGAGTACAAGAAGAACACTGGGCATGATATCTACATCCAGGGCGAGCAGATGGGGCCTGGAATCCAGGGGAATAAGTACGGACTCACTGAACTTCAGTTCTTTGTGTTCAACGTGTACGATATCACGGAAAAGCGTTATTTCAATGGGAATGATGTGAGGAACTTCTGCATTGAGTACGGATTTGAAATGGTTCCATTTCTGACTGAGTGCAACTTCATGTGGAAGAATACGGAAGAACTGGTGGAGTATGCCAAGGGGAATTCTAAGCTGGCGGACATTCCTCGGGAAGGAATTGTCATCCGAACCAGGAAGACCCAGCCACCCGAATCAGGACAAAGCAACATGCGGTCGTTCAAGGTCATTAACCCCGACTTCCTGAAGAAATACAACCTGGAGTAATGAATGGATGTTAGATTTGAGACAAAGTACGGAAAGAACTCAGGAAAGAACGAATGGCTTACCCCCCGTGAAATAGTGGAGGCACTTGGCCCTTTCGACCTCGATCCATGTTTCTCTTCCCCAAGACCATGGGATACAGCCAAGAACTACTTTACTGAAGAAGACGATGGGCTTGCTCAGAAATGGGAAGGCTTCGTATGGTGTAATCCTCCCTATGGTGAACACACTGAGAGGTGGCTGGCAAAAATGTCTGAACACAAAAGATGTATCGGACTCATCTTTGCACGAACAGAAACAAAGATGTTCCGTAAGTATATCTGGGAAAAAGCCAAAGCGGTCCTATTTATGTATGGGCGCATTTCCTTTTATCACGTATCTGGTGAAAAAGCAGGAATGTCGGCAGGAGCACCGCCGTGCCTCATTGCATGGGATACCGAGGGAGTAGAGCGCCTAAGAAGATACACCAATGGGAAGTTAGTCCTTCTGAATCAGGAGTAAATATGGCGAGTAAGTATATCCTACTTACCGATAAGGAGCGGGCAGAGGTTCTGTCCGCTCTTTCTCGCGTAAGGCCCGTGTCTATGGCACTTATTAAAAAGATAGAAAGAGCGGGTGAGCGGATTAAAGTACGCAGTGCCAAGGCTAAAGGAATGGGTTTTCAGAAATGGATATGTGAGCAGATTTCTGAATTGCTTAATATTCCGTTCATCTCTGGGGACGACGAATCTCTTATTGCATCCCGTAATAGCGGAGTAAACGGTGTTGATATCATCCTTAGAGGAGAGGCCAAGAAAAGATTTCCCTTCTCGATTGAAGCTAAGAATTGTGAGAACTTGGGAATAATGGATGCAGTTGAACAAGCCCAATCTAATCAAGCAGAAGGAACAGACTGGATGGTGGTTCATAAAAGAAAGGCATTAAAGGGTGCCATAGTTATATTATCATGGCATTCTTTTAAGGATTTATATAGGAAAGGACTATGTATCACAGAATAAAAAACTCAGACATTACACAGGAAGAGCTAAAAGAGTATCTTAATTATGATAGTGCATCCGGCCTCTTTAGTTGGAAAAAGAAATTAGCAAAAAATACCATAGTAGGCGAAAAAGCCGGAGCCATACGAGAAGGAGGCTATATAGCAATACGCATCAATAAAAAACTCTATCTTGCTCATAGACTTGCTTGGCTATATGTTTATGGAGTATGGCCCTCTTGTGTAATAGATCATATCAACAGAGACCCATCTGACAATAGAATAGAGAATTTAAGGGATGTCTCTTCTTCCGTTAATAGTAGGAATATGGAGACAAGTCGTAAAAGAGATGAATATAATCTGGCCCCTAATCACAAAGGAAAAGACGGAAAAGTTCATTCGTGGCGAGCATATGTGAACGAAAATGGGAATAAAACCTATATAGGGAATTTCTCTACAGAAGAAATTGCATATGAACAGATAAGACTATATAAATGCAAATTAACAGAAAGTTGAGGGACGCATATAGACGAAAAGCGCTCCCAGTGGATATTGTAATCCTATCATGGGAAGCGTTTGCTAAGTTATGGAGGAAGTAATGGAAAAACTTTTGGCTTCGATTGGTATTGCTCTTGGTGTGTTTATTGTGATATTCATTTCCGCTTTTATTGGCGGTACATGCGTATTCCTACTCTGGCCCGTTGCCATCCCGGCCATGCTTCCCGGACTCGTAGCCAGTGGCGTTATTGCAGCCAAATTGACATGGTGGCAGGCTGTATGCCTTTCATGGTTATTTGGACTCCTCATTAAAACCACGAGCGCTAATGCGACTTCCACCACCGAAAAGAAGTAAGGATGAGTAGAAAGGAATTGATACGGGGTTACAACGCCCTGAAAACATTCTGCGGGGGCAATGAGCCCTCGCAGAAAGAGGTTATGGATCAACTTAGGCTCTCCGCTGAAGAAGCGGCAGAGCTTATTTCGTATATACACAATCCACCAAAGAGGGGCAGACCACCTAAAGTGATCCCGAAGATTAAGGAAAGTACCCACTCTGATTCTATTCATCTCATCCGGTGGCCGATGCTCTTTGTGGGTATCGGTGCTCTCATTGGTTCTATTTACTTCATGATAGACAAGTTATCCCAAACACAGCCTATGTGGCTTGCCTCCCTTCTCGGCATTGTCCTCATTGGCTTTGGTACTATGTGCTTTGAGGTGGCCACATACCAAAGAAGGATCAAGGCCAAATCGTGGTGGACCTTTATTCTTATCTGGGGCTTTGTTATTATATATAGTATCACTGCTACTACTGGTAGTTTTTATAATCGTAGCGTAATAAGGAAACAAGGACAGGAATCAATAACTGTTGTTACTTCAGCGCAAAAAGCGATATACGACAAGTACCAAACCCAGATAGATGGATACAATAATGATATAAAGGATCGGAGAGTTAAGCTTACCAACTTCCAGAAAACCCTGGAAAAGTATGCAGATCCTTCTATCGAACGTGGGAAAGAATACAATAATGCGTATTGGTCTGCCGACACGTTTGAGAAAGCTATTCGCGCAAATGAAGCCAAGAAGAATGAACTTATTGCAAAGCAGACAGAAATACTCAATACGAATCCTGATATAGTGAAAGATACTGAATTGAATAAGGTGAAGGACTATTCTGAGCAGCTTGCTTACATTTTCAGGGGGTTGCATTGGGAGGCGGCTTCAATTCAGTTCGTAGTGGACACGATCCCATCCATGCTTTTGGACATAATAAGTAGTCTCTCCTTGTACGTTTTCTTGTTTTTGGGTAAGAAAAGACTTGACTCTAAGGAAGAAAAGTAGTACTTTGTATAAAAGTAGGAGGTTACTATGTGTATGGTTTATCGTTCACGATTTACCCCTGGATTAAGAAATGGGGCAGATGTCTCTTTTGATAAGGGAGAGGTGGTCACATACAGAACACGCAGTGGGTCTACTGTAAAAATAACCATTGATAGTGGGTTGAAGAGCCATGCCCTTGCTCCAGGGGATCACACTGGGTATGAATGTATATTCCACGATAATTGGGAAAAAGCATTTGCCTCCCGTGAGGGAATTATCGGATGGGAAGGGAAGGCCCCATGACTAGACGAGAAGAACTGGAAAAGAGAGCTGAAAAATTACGCAAGGAGGGGTCGTTGCGCAGAGGACAGTCCCTCATGAATGCCTTGTACTATATGGATGGTGATGCATACCAGATGATCGTTGGCACCCCCGCCGATTGTTATTACCTAGATGTAATGATCCCAGCGTTCTATGCCATACTGAATACTATCTGGATTACTTATTCGTAAGGAGGCTGTCATGTGTAACATCGAATCTGCATTCGCCAAGATCAACCGGGCTTGCGCCGACATGGAAGCGGACGCCATAATCATCGACGGGCTAGCCGAGCGGATACGGGCACACACTGAGGCTATGAAGGCAAAGGCCCCGGCGATAAGCCTGGCGATGGGATGGGCGAAATGAGGGTATATAAGATTTCTATGGCAAAGGGGACGTGCCCATTTACTGAGAAGACAGTAAGCGACGCCATTGCGGGTATTCAGTCAACGCTTGAGGAAGCGGAAATCGGCACGGAAGTGACAATCAATGTCATCGAAATGACCGAAAAAGAATACGCAGAACTGCCCGAATGGACAGGCCCATGAGCGAAACCCTACGCGACCATACCATAGCCTGGCTCGACTCAATCGGGGCGGACGGGCTGAAAGACACCGATGGTTCAATT